CATTGCAATGCTCATACAAAACATCGTGATCTGCGCCGCATGGTTCCGGCAGTTCACAATATCGGTATGTTGCTGCATTGCAATTCTCTGCGCATACGGAATATCCGAACGGCTCATTACGCCGGATTTGTGGCGGTTATTTTTCTTTGGCTTTTTCGCTTTAGCCATCCTCGATATCCTCCTCGTCTACCATCCGCTGCAGGACGGTGTATCGTTTGTTCTTGCCTTTCCGCACTCGATCCACCATACAGTAGAAAGAATTGCGGGATCTGTTGAGGGCCTTAGCGCACTCGTCGGCGGTGCCGTCTATGATGATCGGAAAATCCGTTCTGTTGTCATACACGGAGTATCGGCAGAAGTGTCGGGATCCTGGTACTATCCGGTGCCCTCGGTTTACCGGGACAAAGCCGCTGTTCGCCACAATCATTGGTTTTGTTCCTTTGACATATATTTTTCGAGCCGCTCTTTGGCTTCCGCAGCCCGTTTGAGGTGATAAGCTTCGACTGTTCCGTAGTACCGGATACGGTACAATTCCTCGTACTGTTTCCACAGGTGGCGCAGCTCATGCTCACGATCTACCAAAGATTTCTTATCATCGGTAAGCAGCCGGTAGGCGTTAATCATATCGCTGTAACAACCGCCAGAAATATTACTTTTGAAGCACGCCCACATTGCCATTGCGCCTTGTTCTCCGTTTGACACAAGCCGGAGGATGGTGCCACCGTAGTGGTCAATCAGCGCATCCAGTTCATCTTCTGTTACTGCACGATATGTTCCAGGTGTCCAGTGCTTATATTCATCAACCTGCACCCAAAATTGCTTTTGATTATTCATCGTTTACTCTACCTCCATAAAGGTGTCGATACTTTCTATACGCCTGCCGCTTTCGTGCGGCTCGGCATCTTGAGCATATTCGGTTGGGAGATCTTTCATAGAATGTTGCTCCACACCGGACGCAGTATTGCGGCTGGATCCGGACGAACTCAGTGCAGCTGTCGCAATCGGTACAGCCGGCTTTGCAACCAAGCACATCATCCCAATTCATACACATATCCTTTTGCCAGTACTCGCCAAACTCCATAGAGTTGCGACGAGCCAGCAGCACACGCTGCAACTGAACGATCAGGGCCTTTTGCTCAAACTTCTCCCGTTTTACTTTGCGTTCTTTCTGCCGGGCATCACCTATGTATCTGCCCGTACCCCAAACATCCAACCGCAGGAGCCTGTGTTCTACACCGGATGCCGGCCTGCCAAGCGCAGCGCCCATTTCGGCATTCGTCATTCCTCCACGGCGGAACATTGCGATTAGGCGCTGATCCTCTTCCGGTGTCCACTTCTGAGCCTTTCTCGCCGGCTTTTGAGCATCGGCTTTTCGCTTCTCGACCAGCCAGTCATATTCTGCACCTAAGCCAAACAACTCCACTCTGCGACTATCCCACAGATCCTGGTGTTCCTTAAGCCACTCTAAAAGATCCTCAAACATAATAATCGTGGTGGTTTTCTTCGTTGTTCCTAACCGCTTCGCTTTTCCTTTCAGCCCACACTTGGGGATCCAGTAATCGCAGACGGCATGGACATCCACTCCTAACAACTCCGATACTTTACGAGCCGACATCATTTCGCCGTACCATTTTTGCCCGGTATAGCCCATCCGGTTAGCCTTGATCTTCACCGCCTCAATGGTGCGGCCAAGCTTTTTAGCTATCTCCGGTATCGTCTTTTCTCCCCATACATCACGGATGTAGTCCAGTTCCTCTTTCGACCAATCCTTTCCGCGGTAGCCCTTGCGCTCATAAAGCCCAAGCTTGCCGCGGCGGGCTTTGGTGCTGGTGAGAGGATGGCCGACATTTGCGGCCATTTCCTCGTCACTCATTTCCTGCCAATGATCCCGGAGGAATTGATCTTGTTCCGGTGTCCACAGGTTTTTCCCCATAGCGATTTACTCTGAGGGCTTATCAAACAGTTCGTGAGTGCCATCCCGGATGGCCTTTTCCTCATCGGACATCTCATATCCCAAAGAGATCAAGAAATCATAGAGTTCGTCCAGTTCGGCATTTTGGCACCATCTGTTCTCGTACAGCTGCTTTTCGCTACTCCAGTGTCTATCGAGGTAATCCAGGTCCTCACATTCAACAGCTGCATAAGCGCACGCAAGCAGACCGTATTCCGTATTTGTCGACATCTTGGAAGCGGTCATGGCAGCCAATGTAGAGTACTCGGTCTCCGCATCGATCTCCATATCCAGGAGCAAGCCCAGCAGATCTGCATCGATTTCCTGTCTGCCCCATGTACCGTCGCCGATAATCCTGCCGGCCGCATATTGGCAAATTTCCACAATGTGCTTTTTGGCCTTGCCAAAGTGCGTGACAAACTCCACACGCAGGTCGTAGTGTCGTCGTGCAATCGCATCCAGTTCAGCTTTTCGCTGATCCTGTTTTTCTTTGAGTTCTCGGCGCTGACGATCTTCCTCGGTTTCGACTTTTTCCTGTTCCTCTTTGTAGACATCGATATTGTTTTTGCCAACAATGTAGTAATAGCGAACGGTGTCAGCATCTTCCGGCTTGGTGAGTTCTACATCAGTGTTGGTCCACCTGCCGAAGTTTCTCCAATAATCCATAGGTACAAAGGTTTCACCAATGTAACCTCTTCTTTCAATTTTTGTAGCAAATTCTTGCAGTACACTTTCAATTCTTGCAAGCATTTTTGAAACTTTCTCCTGATCGATGGCCCTTTTGAGCGAGTCGCGGAAGTTGGATGTGCCGATAGTGTCAAGCACCTCGTTCCGCAGGGTAAGATCCTCGATCTTTTCCAGTTCCATATACTCGAACAGGGTTGCGCCACGGGCTTCGGACTTTTTGAATTTGTCCTTGTCGAGTTCCAACAGCTTCACCCGGCGCCGTACGGTTGTTTTGGAAAAACCGGACTTCTCTGCGATCTCGGCCACAGAACTGCCTAAGTCGAGCATCATCTGGAAGCCTTGCGCCTGCTCATACACAGTCAGATCAGACCGCTGCATATTTTCCAATAGCATTGTCTGCACCTGCTCTGCCGGCGTCATTTCAACGATCACACAAGGCAACTCTTGCAGTCCAGCAAGTGCCGAAGCAGATCTTCGCCGATGGCCGATGATGATGGTATAGCCATCTTCCTGCCACATACCCTTGGGGTCAAAGGATGCTTTTGCAACAGCCTTTGTTACACCCTCTGATTTTGCGATCTTGATATATTCCTCTTCGCTGATCCAGTGGCCACGGATTACGGTTAGGTTTTGGAACACGCCGTTGGCCTTAATGCTGTCGGCAAGTTCGGTCAGATCTCCAAGATCTTTACGAGGGTTGTCCGGGTGGGGGTGTAATTGCTCAATGGGGATCATCACCAAATTGCCGCTATCCGGCGTCTGCTGTACGGTCTGATCCTCGACTTTCTTTTTTGCCATTTACTTTGCTCCTTTCGTGCTGCCCTGGGCAGCTTCTCCTAATTTGGGAATAAACCCTTAAAAAAACGATAGTTGACCGACTTTATTTTCGGTCAAGGGTATTGCCGGCTCTTCCGGCTCCGGCTCTGGTACTGCCGGCTTGGTATCTATGATCGTTTGCACCTGCCAGAATAGGCGACGGAAATGCCACACATCCCGGAAGTAGAACGGCGTGTACCAAATATTCTCGCCGTGCTTGGGGATCAAGCCTTTTCCGTCTATGCAGGTGCTGGGGTTGGTAAGGGTATCAGCTACAACCACATACCCGGGGCAACCCAAAAGGCTCAACTGTATGTAGCACATACAACCTGCAATCAGATCGATGTCCTGCGCTACAAAAAGGACAGATGTTTGGTAGTTGATCTCAATGCCGGGACGCCGACATTCATTGGCAAAAGCAATCAGCAGCGCCCCGGCACCGCAGGCTGGATCATTCACGGAAACCCAACCTTGCTTCTCAATTTTGGCTTTGAGATCTTCGCCATAGGTCATAGCGGCCATAGCCCTGCAAACACTGTACGGAGTGAAGAATTGACCGCCGCTTTCGTTGCCGAGCCCAAGGCTCATAAACAAATCTCCGAGGAAGTCTTGGTCGGGGTTCATATCTATCGCCGTAACGATCCGGGCAAACATTTCCGCAAAGCACTTGATTTCCCGTTCGTTGTACTTGGTAGCGATTGACATATACATCTTCTCCCGGGTGTCGAAGTGGCTTTGATCCACAGCATTCGATATGCTGATCGCAGACATCACCACGAAATCCGACCAAACCTGCCACCGGTTATGCCTGTAACAAGCTTCGTCAAAGATCTTCAACAGATCCCGCTGGGTTTGCTCTCTTACACTCCGTACAGATCTTGCCATGACCGCCCTCCTTATTCAGCTGTGTTATCAGCTGTAGGCTTGGCAGGTTCTGCCTGCCCCTTCTTGAAGCCTTCCGCATAGCCGTTCTTATAGGCAGTAGCCACCAGCTGATCGAGGTAGTGTACCAGTTCGATCTTGGGCATATGCTTAATGCGGTGATACTCTTCCTTGGACATAGTGGCAGCTCTCTCGATAGCCTTATCGGTGTACTTCAGGACGGTACGGGTATTAGCCATTGTCAGCTACCTCCTCGTCCGGCTCGTCAAAGGGAAGAACTTCACGCGGGGAGGATCCGTTGTAAGGACCAACCACGCCCTTTTCCTCCAAGGCGTCAATGATCTTTGCAGCCTTGGCATATCCGATGTTCATGCGGCGTTGCAACAGGGATACAGAAGCTTTATTCTCCATCCGAATGATAGAGATAGCCTGTTCCAATTCTTCGTCTGTAACGCCCTCCACAGGCTCTGCGCCATCGCTTGCAGGTTCGTCCTCGTCAGTCTCCGGGAGTTCATCGGTTTCGCCCTCCGGGAGATCTTCGTCCTCGAAATCCTCTAACGGCTCTGCACCATCCGGGACCTCGTCGGAAAGGATGTCGCTGTCGTCAGCTGCATCGTTCTCGTCGATCTCCGGCTTCATACCATCCTTAAGGGCGTTGCGCTCAATCACATCCCGGAAGAAATACTGGAGCCAGCAGAAGTACATATTCTTGAACAGGTTTTTGATCTTGTTGAACAGTGCTTCGCTGATGGTGAAGGTCTCGGAAGTCTTGTAGGAAATGTCGCCATCCTTGTATGTAAACATGATGTAGGCATCCGGGCTTGTGTAGCCGGTTTCCTCCGCACTCTCCAGCATGGACATCTGAGCACCAATACCGCCTACCGGCTTGATGGTCAGGGTGATGGGGTAGGCATCACGACGGAACCGGAACACCAGGTTATTCTCGTCACAGACGCCTTGCAGTTTCTTTTTGTACGCATCGTACTTTGCGATCTCGCTCATAGTTGATTACTCCTTTTCGGTTAATAATTACAGGAGGAACAGTTTTCCATTCCAGGATCTGTCCACCTTGTAGGACTGAAGGTTGTCTTTTTCGGTAACATATTTTCTACCGAAGATCTCTTTCATATTGCACCAATCGCTCCAAGGGAAGCGGTACACATTGCCGGTTGCGAAGCCGATCACCACATAGCACCGTGCGCCAAGCTTCTGGTGCTTATTGAGGTAGTCGGTCTGTCCAGCTGTTACCCGGTTCTGTTCCATTCTCTCCGAGGCGGTGAATTTGGCTTCAAACATCACCGTTCTGCCGCCCTTTAGAGTGCCCTTGTAGTCCGGCTGAGCCTTTTTCTCGTAGCAAGCGATAAATCTGCCGTTGCCGAGATCCTTGATGGGTTTCATTGGCTCCGGCGTCTTTTCGACACTGGCAATACCGCACTCGTCGTAGTAAGCAAAGCTTTCGTCAAGCTGCTTTTCAAACTCCTTGCCCATTGCCTTTGCTCGTAATCCCAGCCATTGGCGCCGAGGATCCTTTTCGTGATCTTCCTTTACTGCCATAGCTTACTTGAACCACCGTACGGGGTACTTACCGAAGTACTTGCCGGCACGGAAGAAAATCACGGTCTGCCAGGCAATCAGAACGGGAACGGCGAATGCCGCAGCAACCAAGCCGGCTTTCCATGCCAGTCCGACGATCACAGATCCGGCAAGCACTTTTGCTTCCTGCTTGATCAGGCGGATAGTTGCTCTTCTCCGGCGCTCTGCTTCCTGCGCCAGCTTCCGCATTTTTTCTTTTTGCACCCGGGCGGCTGTCGCTACACGCTGTTCGTTCTCCGCACGGCGCTGATCGGTAATTCTATTCAGCCTTCCCAGTTCCAGGATCTCTTCTTCGATATAGACGGCATGCACGCCGTCGTTGGTCTTGATTGCTGTGTAAACGCCATTCATATGTCCGTTCACGATAAAACCTCCTAATTGTTAATCATTCTGCATTAAGCAGTTTTTGGATTGCACCTTGCTTGGCTCTTTCAGCTTCCATCTCGCTCATTTGGGGTGGAGCTTCCAGCCGCCCAAAGGTGCTGTTGGTCAATTCCGCAACATAGGTCTTAAGTCCAGCAGGTAGCTTTTCCCAATCTCTCTCCCGCTGACTTGTCACCCGGTAAGATCTTTGGAAATTTGAAGCGACCACAGATTGCACCGTTTCCGTGTCCATCATGGCCCAATCTCGCAGCTGTGAAGCACCGCCTACCGCCCGCTGGACCGCAGGGGGAAGCTTTGCAAATTCTTCGTCTGCGCCGTAGACGCCGTTTTTGAGTGCCTTTGCGACCAGCCCCCATGCTTCCTGTTCGGTCATTTCGTCCGGCTTCATCAGCTCTGCGATCTTCGCCTTTATGACGCCGATCGGCGGCATAAACCTGTTTGTATCGGACACCATGTGCGCCATGACAGCGGCAGACACCAGCTGATACGGCTCGTCTGCAAACGCCCTTGTCCACAGATCTACCGTAGCCTTAATGACCTCGTCGGACTTGGTGCGGAAATTATCGGGGTAATTCACTTGCAGGATGGCCATCACCTTAGCCGCTTCTGCCTTATTCATCAAATTCGCCCCTTTCGATCATGCCGATAAGCCGATCGGACCCGGAGGACGGCGCTGATCCGTGCTCAGCTTTAAGCCCCCATCGATCACGGTGGCACTTCCGGACAACCAAGTTCCAGTCCGTCCATTTGTTGCGGTTGCTGTTTGATTGGGCAGATTCATCGACATACTGAATGCAGCGGTCAAGTTCTTTCTGTCCGAGATCCCGGAGCAGGCGATCATATTCAGCATCCGTCAGCCGCACCCATCCGTATTCACCGTACTTATGACGCGGCTCTTCCGGTTTCTTAGGCTTCCTACCCTCCGGTATGTACGGCTCTTTCACCGTTTTGCGTTGGTTGTAAAGCTCTGCCAAATACGCCTGGAAGCTCTCGCTTTTAACTTTCCGGATCTCACGCAGTAGCGGTTCGTTGACCTTTTCCGATTCGTGCCACTTGTACTTGTACCAATTGCACACCAAGAGTTCCTTGGTCGTGGCATCGTACCGGATTACATTGTGAACACCATCAAGGCGTTTCAGCAGGTGGAGAACGGCGTCCTCGGTATAACCGATCTCCCGGGAAATTGTTTTGACACTCACTTCGTAGCAGCCGCACAGGTTGGTGTGCATATTGGTCATGCAATACAGAAATCCGTATCGATCCTCAGGCGTGAAGCTATCCACCACTTTGGGATCTGTCCAAAACGACATCTCAACCGGTCTTGTGATTGACATATATTCACCTCCTTGGGATTACTGCCCCGCAGGGCAGCTCCCGGTTAAAATGGCAGTTGGGAATCGTCCTCTTCGATAACCTCGAAATTGGACTGGGGGTAAGCAGGAGGATTGCTATATCCGCCATAACCGCCACCGTTCTGCGCCGGTGCGCTGTTGGAGGTATCGCCGCCCTCTTTTTTGCTGTCGCCAAAGTAGCAATTATCTGCTACGACCTCGGCAGATCTGCGCTTGTTGCCTTCCTTGTCCGTCCAAGGTCTAATCTGCAGGCGTCCGGACACGATGATCATTCTGCCTTTGGTGAAATACTTGGACACAAATTCGCCGGTTTGACGCCAAGCAACGCAGTCGATGAAGTCGGTCTCCTTTTCTCCGCCGTCCTTGCCGGAGAAATCCCGGTCAACCGCCACGGTAAAACTGGCTACGGCTACGCCGGATCCTGTTCTGCGCAGTTCCGGATCCCGGGTGAGCCGACCCATGATCGTGATGTGATTAAGCATTATCGCTCACACCTTCCGTTGCCGCTTCGTCGGCGCAGCATTTTACCTCTATGCACCGGGCAGCGGCGTGGCGATCACGGGCCTTTTTAATAGCAGCAAGCACGGTATCGGCGTCATACTTGCCGTTCTCGATAGTCGCTTCCAGGACATCCCTCTCCGTTTCGGCACGAACCAGCTCTTCAAACAGCGCCAGCGGGATGGTAACCATTTCCTCCACCAGCACGCCCTCTTCGGGGATTTCAGAATTAACAATACTCATTTGACTGTCTCCTCTCGTCATTCATAATTTGGATTACTTGTTTACATTGGGGTACATTGAACATAGCGATATGGGTTTCCTCCTTGGGTAGCCCCATCTTTTCGGCCAACCATGCGTATGCATCGTTTCGCCGGCGCCGGAAGCGGCCACGCTGCCAGAGGGGATCGAATGCGGCGTGCGCTCTGTTTCTCCATCTGCGCAGCTCCCAGTTTGCCAAACTGCCAAGCGGCTGATCGGTTCCATCGTGAACACCTACATAGGCATCACAGGGGCGACACAGATAAGCCATTCCATAGCTTTTGCCGTAGATCTCTTTGGTATCGACATATTCAGCTTGTCTGCCACAGTAGGGGCAGTAAATAATTTGACCTTGCTTCATTGTCTGCTCCATTCCTCCTTGTACCGGGCAAGCTGCTCGGGGGTATCGGTTTCTATGCCCAATTCACGGGCAACCTCAACTGCGCCGTCAATCAACCGGGCCATTTCCTTGCTGTCCATATACCTTGTCCGTTTATAGACCAAGTAGCACCGGAACAGTTTTCCACCTTCCTCCCGGGTGTCAAAGCACTTGGTGTAGGGGTGAACCGTGTCCACGTCCACAGACACAGGGAGCTTGAAGCCAACCGTTAGTCCGTCCTCGTCCTTTGCCAGAGCGCCGTATTCGATCACCAAACTCTTTTTGGTCGCTTCCTCGCTTCCGCCTTTCACAGTAGCGATTTTGTTGACGAGCAGATGGAAATATGCATTGGCCGACTTGGATCGCTTGTCCCGGTGCTTTTTGATCTCGATGTCAAGATCTTCGTCCTTCAGCCGATCAAAGTCCTCGCGGAAATCCCGTTCCACCTCAACGGTGATGCGATATTTCTTGTTAAGGCCAATCGCCATATCGACCAACCGCCCTCGCATTGGTCCTTTCATCGTGCCACCCAGTGTTCCTTATAGATCTCGATGTACCCGGCAGCGGTTATCCAGTCGATGAAATTTGCGATAACCAAGCGGATATCCTGTGCTTCATCCCTGCGGTATGTTTCAGGCCATACATTGCAGCCGTTGCTGGCAAGGTATGTAAAACTGTTGGCTTCCGGTACCAACTCGAAGTACATAGGGTGCTGAGTGCTGGTAAAGAACTTTCCGCTTTCATACTTGCCGGTGTACTTGACATCTATGATCTCGCCGGCTTTCAGCCAATCCAGCCGACCGTGTAGAACAAAGTCGTACCCATTGGTGGAAATCTCTTTGTTGATCTTGACCTGAGGAACGCCGCCTCTAACACGATTGGCAATTTGTTCCGCAGCGGCGTACCAGTTGTGCTCTCTGTCGCCATCACCGTTCACAATATCGTCAACCAGGTTCTCAAACTCAATTCCTTTAGCCATAGCTTCTGTGGTTTCCGTAGGCTCCCGGCGCAGGACTTTCAAAAAATCTCCGATAGGATCCGCTTCTGTGGTTGCGTCCTCATAGGGATTTTCTTTCAAGCAGTACTGCCAGGAAGAAAGGAGTGAATGCGTAATGAGATAACGAGCCATTTAACTCACCTCACTTTTCCTCCTTGGGCTTCGGCGTGTACTGCTTCAGCACCTTATCCCACATCAGGTCAAGCTCCTTGATCTGCTTATTAAACGCCACACCGAGTTCCTTCTCTGAGGTCAGTGCGTGATTGATCGCTTTGATCCTCGGCAGTGCCGCCGTGGCGGTTTCTCCGTCAACCACAGTTGCAATGATCTGGTAGCCCTCAGTCATTGCGGCATCGTAGGCAGCCTTATCCTCTGCAGCCTTCTCCATCTCCTGGGCAGATACTGCGTTGTACTTCTCAAACAATTTCGTCAAGAAGTCATTGGGCGTGCCGGGTGTCAGCTCCGGAATAGGGAATACGCCGTGAATGCCACGGGTACCCTTGGCGAAGTAGCGCTCACAGTTGGAGAAGCCGATCGTGCGCTGGTTGCCCCGCATTTCCACGAAGCCACCGAGGTCCATAACCTCCCACACGGAGTTCTTGGAGGATCCTTCCGCTTTGATGCGCAGCTTCGTATCGTCGCCGTCCTTTTCCTCTACGGTGTGGAACACGATAACGATGTGCTTGTCCAGCTGATAGATGATGTGATCGAGGAAGCGCTGGAACTCCTTACCGAGCCAACCATAGCCCTGCAAGGACAGGCTTCCGTCTTTGCGGCCGTACTTGGGATCGATCCGCATACCGTACTGGCCCATGATGGCAAGCAGCTTACCACCGGTGTCAACCACGATGGTCTGGTAGCCTGCAAGATTGTTCCTCACCATCTGCAGTTCCATTTCACTGCAACCAATGCCAAGATCCTGGCGCAGTTCGTTGTAGTCCCGGGGCTGCGCAATACCTTCCGCAAGGTTCAGCACTTCACGGTTAATGCGCTCGGCGGAAAGGTCCACGTCAATGTACAGGGGCTTGGGGGAAGATAGAGCAAGCGTGGTTTTGCCAATGCCGGGGAAACCGGCGATCAGGATACGGACTTTCTTATCGGAAAAAGTCAGCTTATCAGGTTTAACGATCATAGGGAAATTTCTCCTTTCAGTTCAAATGTGCCTTTTAACTTGTCGCACATATACTTGATTTCTTCATCACTCAGACCAATGATGTCCATTTCGCCGTCCTCGTTGACACCATCCTTCATAATGACGATAGTTCCAACGATGGGCCAGCCGTGTCTAAGTGTTTCGTACAGGAAACAGCCAACGGGGTTTACCGGCAAGCTTTGCAGCAAGCCTTCCTCGTTAACGATCATGCAGAACGGCTCCGGCAACAACCGTGGGTGTACGTGCTCTATGTAGCCGCCTACTACTTCACCGGCCGTCTGGTACAGTGGCCTGAAGAAGTCTTTTACAGAGATCTCATTCTCCGGGGTAATTACAATGCCTTTCATTTGACCTCGCTTTCCGGGAAGCACTCTTGGACTTCCCACGCATCTTTGAAGTCACCACATTCATCACAGCACAAGACAGCGCCGTCTTTTACGATCACGGTTTCGCATTCCTTACCGCAGATCGGACAATGTGGATATACCGGCTCTTTGCCATCCGGGGTGCCGGTGGTTTCCATATTCCGGATAACAGGGTGATCAGGGATATTCACTTGGTATCCTCCTTTTCCTTCAAGTACCGCCGCACAAGATCTGTAAGAAGATCCTGCATGGTGGCGTACCCGTCTGCCTTTAGGTGCTGTTGCAACGCCGCATAGTCGGCGTTTTCAAGCCGGGCAGATATACGACAGGTTAATCTGTGTCGCTCTCTGCGGGCCAACCTGCGCCCCTCCAAAATATCTGGAGCAAAGCGCCTGTACAACGCATCCATAGCATCCGGACGGAGCAAAATACCGTACGCGTCTCCGTTCTCACATTTGCTCTGTACTGTCTTATCGAATTTGGGGTACAGTTCACGGACAACCTCGACCATATCCTTGACCGGTAGCTGCTTACG